ACCCTTACCGAAGATGGATTGCGCTGGCAACGACAACTGGAATATATCCCCACCCAGATCGTTCTCCAGCACCACTGCGATACGCCGTGAGAACTTACAGGCGCGAGTATCGTTAGTCCCAGAGCCTTTGATGTTCTGCTCACAGGTAGCGCAACTGCTGCTCTGCGGGGAGGCAATGCTTTTGTCGGGACGATCCCCATCCGCAGACCAGCAGCTAGGCGCAGCACCCTTTGCATTAGGGTCAAACTTCCCAGCGTAGTAGGTGCGGGATACTTTGGGGGCGACGTTGACCACCACCACCTTCATTGACCGCTCTTCGTTGGTAGCAATCTCCTTACCGTCTACCACCAGACGGAATACACCCCCACGGATGGAGATGCGCTTGCCCCCCGTGCCGCCCCCGCCGAGCAGGGACTTGGTGATATCGTCAAGCGGCTGTGCTTTGAGGTAAGCAGGAACGCCGGATTTAAACAAGGTTACATCAGTAGTCATTTACTTCTCCTATCAAGATTTGTTTTTAGTAATCGAAATACTATAGTGGCTATCCGCGTTGAGTCCGGGCGGGTGCAAGTCCGGGTAGTCATTCAAAAAGGTCTTCATGTTTGTCTGGTGAATCCTCCGCTCAAGTAAATCAAGTGAATCATGCTCCTTAAGAAAGCTGTGCATGGAACTCCAATCCCCCGTCCAGTAGCGCGTCTTGGTTGAGCGGGTAATCGTGCCATACTCCGTTTTCAAACTACTAACCCCAAGCTCATTACAGAGTTCAAGGAGTTGGTTCTTAACCACATCCATCTGCCCTGCTATAACTGCATCAGCGTCGTCAAACTCTTTTTGCAACTTAGTCCGTGCTGCCTCCATCTTCCTAAAGACTTTAGCCAGCCTGACGGGTGTTTGCTTATCGTCACTCATTTGCTTCTCCTGTGTCTCCCAACTCTTCCTTATAAAGATCAACCAGCCGCTGGTGGGTATCTACCTTACCCTGAAGCATTTTATACATCTTGCTTTCTACGCCGCTGCCCTGTAGATGCACAATCGTTACCTTGTTAACCTGCCCCGCCCTATGCACCCGTGCGTTGGCTTGCAGGTATGTCTCTACACTCATCACGGGTGACCAGTAAACAACTACGTTAGCTGCATGAAGGGTTACCCCATGCGATGCTGCCTGTGGCTGTATCACTAATACCCGTGGGTTAGGTGTAGTCTGAAACGTGTTGAATATCTCCGTGCGTTTGTTCGGGGTAACCGCCCCGTTGATAATTTCTACTGTGTATTTCTGCTTGCGTAACCACTCTGCCACCATCAATAGACTATGCGTGTAAGGCACAAACACCAGCACCTTGTGGCTTGCCTCGTCTATGACTTCCTTCAATGCTTGCAGCCTGTTGCTGCAATCAAACTCCACAACCGACTTGTCATCGGAATACACTGCGCCACCTGATATCTGTAACAACTTACTCAGGTTAACCGCCGCAGTAGGTGCGCTAATCTCTTCCCCCGCCGCTACTATCAACTGCTGCTGCTTCAACGTCTCGTAATACTTCGACTGCTGCTTGGTTAGCGGCACGATGCGGGTTGCATACATCATCTCTGGCAAGTCAAGGCACTCTTCTTTTGAAAACCTAATCGCCGGTTGCAGCGCGTTGAAAACTGTTTCGGTTGCATCGGGCTTCGGCACCCACTTGAAACGTGTAAGCTGCGTCATTACTTTGTCACGGAACGCCCCTTGGAACTTAGGCACACCAGACGGGTTAACAATCTTAGCCAACCCGTAAGCGTCACTAGGTTCCTGCGATGCGGGAGTGCCGGTTAGCATCCATACCCATGTGCTTGGGGTAATAATCTTAGCCAGCGTTTTCCAGCGTCGTGTCTGCACGTTCTTATAGGCGTTTGCTTCATCCACTACGATAAGGTCAAAGTCCCCGCTACTAATTATCTCGTCGGATACTATGTCCAACCCGTCATAGTTGATGATTACAAACTCAGCGTCCCCCGCTATGACTTCCTTACGCTTCTCAGACCGTGAGCTATGGGCTATCTGAAACGTCCGGTGCATAGCGAACCGGAACAAGTCCCCCCGCCATGCTGACCCCATGATAGACACAGGGCAAATCACCAGCACACGGCGTATCCGCTTCTGCTTGAGCAGGTAGTCCGCAGCCCATATAACACTCGCGGTCTTCCCTGTCCCCTGCGCGTTAAAGCAGAACGCCCTGCGGTGTAGCGTAAGAAACTCTGAGGTTGTTATCTGGTGGGCGAAAGGCTTGTGTATCCCTGTCCACTTGTATGACCGCAGGATAGGGGAGGGCACGTTCTTAATCTTAAGGTTCTTGAGGACTTGGGATTCCTCCAACCCCCACTTCACCAGCACATCATGCCGCCCCACCTGCTTACTGCACGGGATTACGTCAGTGATTACCTTAGGGTCACGCACCCGAAGATGTAGTGCTTTGTTGTCAATAATCTGCATTTGCTTTCTTCACTCGTAAAAGACGTTTGAAGCGATGTGCATGTTTGCACTCACTTCGTTATTAGTAATACTCTTTACTGGAACTGCCGCCGCCTCTTTGGGCGACTTGGGCTACTATATTCTACCGATAGAACTTAGGTGTCAAGGCTTCTTAGGTTTATTTCTCTTGACCGTATGATCTGAGTTGCGGCTGAACGACGCGTTCTTGGCACGGGTGGTGAGCTTCAGATTCGATGGGGCATTGGTGCCACCCTTCGACAGCGGGGTTATGTGGTCAATGACCTTACCCGCCCTCTTAACACCCTTCTTGTCCATCTCCCGTCGTGCGCGTTGCCGCTCCATCCGGTCGGGTAACTCTCCCCGTGCTTGTTGCATATCGTATTCATGTTTATAGGGTCTGGGGCTTTTCGTATATGGCATATCATTCCTCTCTTCCGTTGTGTACACAGTTAGTTATCGGGCACCACGCACGGCAGGTGAAGTTCTGCTTGGGGTTCCAGACGTTGTTCTCATACGCACTATCCAACTCTGCGGTCTGCTTCATCCACTTCTCCCATAAATCTCCCTGCTGCTTGTAGTAATAATGCTCCTTGATAAACGCCGCATGGACAACAAACAGCAGCCCTGCATTGACTTCTAAAACCTCTGGGAAATGCCTAAACGTAGCAAGGGCTAGGAGTTCTAATTGCTTGGTGTCGGCATACTTGTTCTGTCCGGTTTTATAGTCAACGATTTTAGCCCTATCGTCATTCACTACTAGGAAGTCTGCGATACCCCGCCGCCATGCGTCCTTGGCTCCAAACTTACATGGCTCCAAATCACGGGTCAACCCCATCCGATACTCACAGTAGATATCCCCCTTTATCTTCTTAAGGCTATCCAGCATAGGGGTTAGATAGGAATACTTCTCCGGTATGGGGGTGCCATCCCTTACGTAATGCTCCGCAGCCTGATGCACATCCAACCCATACCGCATCTGTTGTGATGGTGGGTCGAATACGTCTTTAGCTATCCTCAGGTGGTAATACTTCTTCGGACATTGTTGGAACAACGACATGCTGCTGTATGACCACTTGTTCATTAGCACTCCCCGTAGTTTTTACCGACCCCGGATTCACAGTTAAGCGGTAGCCCTTCAGCCCATACAGGAGTCCAGCGCATACACTCTTCAACGTATCTCCGTGCTTCCTGTGCTTCTTCTTCGCGGGCAACACAAGCGATAGCATCATGCACCGTCAAGACCACCCTGTACCGTTTAGCCACCCGTAGTAACTGCTCACCGATGATGCAACGTGCTAAGTGTTGTATCAGGTTTTCTGTAAACTTACCACCCCATATGCCGGTGATACCTGTGCGGGAGGTGTAGATAATCTCATCCTGCCCCTTGGCATTTCTGGCTCTACGAATCTCATGGTATCTCAGGGGTATCCCATTAGGTGTCAGAACACCCAAGAACCCGTTGATGCTAACGACCCCTTCCTTGCCGTAGGATGCAGATTGGTTGTCCACTAAAGCCCGAAGACATCCATCGCCCTGCGCCCATAGGTTAGGGATAGCAGGGTAGGTATTGCGGTAGGTGTCGATGATATGTGCTGCCTCGTCCTGAGACATCTCAACCTTTGCCGCCTTCATGAACATCTGGAACTTCTTGGCACCTAGCCCATACCCCGCGCCCAGCACCACGGTCTTGCCCACAAAGCGTTCCCCTGCGTTGATATCCTCTGCGGGTTTGCGGTAGATAGCGGATGCCATGATTTTGTATACGTCCTCACCCTTACGGAACGCCTCAACCAGATCGTCCTGCCCTGCCATCCACGCCAGCATCCGCGCTTCAATCTGGGACGAGTCAGAGTCAATAATCACATACCCCTCGGGGGGACGGATGGCTTGCTTGAGCTTACCTGCATCAGCCCCACGGCTCGGTAGGTTCTGAAGGTTAATCTTGTCGGTGCCACCCCAGCGTGACGTATGGGCAGCGTAATACTTCAACGGGATAGGCAGCTTACCCCGCTGGGCAATGTCCAAGAACCGTGTCGTGCGCGTCTCCTCCAACGTGCTCTTGACCCCCAACCGTGCAGCTACCAACGTCTGCACATCAATGCTTGGATGATCCAGCAACGCCTTCAAACCCTCGTCCGTCTTGGCGAAAGCGAAGGTGAGCTTGTTGGTAGTCGGGCTAACCTTCATCGGCGGCTCAACCCCAAACTCCGTCAGCAGTTGGGCAAACTTGGGGTTGCTCATGATGTTCTTCTTAGCTTCCTCCGGGTCACCCGCCACCTTTGCCAGCAACTCCTCCTTCCGCGCCTTGATGTCACTTAGATGTTGCTCCAACAGGAAGGCATCCAACTCCAGCACCGGCTCCGTGAACATCTTAATGGTCTGGTCAATCAGACGCATCTCCGTCTTGGGGAAAGTCTCTATGAGTATGTCGAACAACTTGTAGGTTAGCGCGGTGTCGTTACAGCAATACTCCCCATACCGCGCTAGTTCTTCCTTCTCAAAGTCAACCGCCGCTTGCCCTTCGCGTTGATAACCTCCGTGGCT